GCCATGCCTTTACGCTGTCGCACGGCCAGTCAGCTGCACCCCAGCCCTTAGCAGTAGGGAACAGTAGACCTTCTACCGCCATAGCAGGTACCGGTGTTAACATACCCATAGCAGGCGCAGCGGGAGTACGTAGGCTCTTGTTCGTGACGCCAAATATCCCGCCCAGTGCCATTAGCGGTATAAACACTATCGACAGCAAATTACTGAGCGGTGTCAGGCTACCGCCCGTAGGCGCGGCCGGACCCTGTGCAGGCGGTTCGCCACTCGCGCGTACGCCCATCGATATCTTGTAGGTCAGTATGTTCTTCTCGCTAGTGAGTGCCATTAGACTATATCAAATGATCGTTTAGACACCTGCCGTACCTCCGGTGCCGTAGGAATAGCGCCGTACCGGTCGCTTGCGTGTTGCCTGCGTGCAAATTTGTTCTTGACGGTCGTTATGTAGTTGTAGGCTTTCTGCTCGGCCAGTGCGCGTTGGGTAGGCTCGTTTACGAAGCCCCAGTGCTCCGCTATTGACAGGTACAGTACCGCCAATCTCGCGTCCGTATGGATAGACGGTATGTCCGTTAGCTCCGTCATGTCAGTGACGTTACTGCGGTACCGAATCTGTAATGACCACGCAGAGTTCGGGCTCGGGAACAACTCGAACCAGTCGCGGAACAGTACGAATGAGTGCGGCTTACCCAGTGGGTGTGTACCTACTTCGTCGTACTGGCTGGGCGTCATCATCCTTAGCGTCTTACCTGAGTCGGACTTGGTGGTGTAGTAGCTCAGGTTGATGATCTCGCCGAAGTCGGTCGGTAGCGTGATCTTGTTCTCGCCGGACGTGGTAGAGCTTATCGCCTTCTGCTCCTGCATGGCGTCCGGTATGAGTGATGCGACTTGCTGGTAGGCCGTATTGACCATGAAGGACGAGTCACTGAGTGATATATCTGCGCGTCTACCCGCCCTCGTAGTCGATTGGCTTGTTAGTTCTGCTAGTGTGTAACTCGGCATGTCCTGCTCCTATTGGGGTGGGTAGTATGTCCTGCTCATCCACTTACGGACCATACGCCTGCGGTCGGCCCACTTGTGCCACGGCCACAATCTGTGGTGGATCTCGTCTGCTGCCGCTTCCGGTGCGGCTGTACTCGTGTAGTCCAGGTTATCCGTGAACGTGATCTGCTCGGTCGGTAGGCGGTCCAGGAACAGGTCGCGGACTTGCTGGTCGCTGAATACCGAACTGTCGCCCAGTTCCCTGATTACGTGGCGTAGGCGGTTGATCTGGTCCGATAACGTGCTGCTGTCCTGGAGCGCCCTGTCCTTGTAACTGACACGTACCAGGCTCTCGGTCAGGACTATAGCTTCCTGTAGTAGCCGGTCGGCTATCACCAGGTCTATTAGCGTACTCTCCGTGAACGTGAAGCTGTCACTGATAAGGCGTCCGACTATCCGGTCGGTCAGGATCTGGTCAGCGTATGTGAATGTATCCTGTAGTTCCTTCTCTACAGTCTCGCCGCCTGCGGACGTAGTAGCGTCCAGGTTCTCGGCCAGTGTGAATACGTCGTTCAGTAGCCGGGTCAGTACCAGTTCGCGTACTATCTGGTCGCTGTAACTGAACGTGTCCTGCGGTATACGGTCCAGCCAGCGGTCTGCTACATTCTGGTCGCTGTACGTAAAGCTGTCGGACGTCAGCCGGTCGAACACGCTCGCGTCTGCTAGGTTCTCGGTTAGTACATTACTCTCGCTTAGTGCGCGGTCGCCGTAGAAGTCGCGGGCCTGGCTGTCGGACAGTACATTAGAGTCCTGTAACGCACGGTCGATATCGCGTACACCCGTCACCTGATCGGTAAGTGTACTGGTGTCCTGTACCGCACGGTCGTTGACCGCGTCACGTTCTATCTGGTCGGCTAGGGTCAGGACATCTTGCATTATCTAATCAGTATCTGGTCGCGCAGTACCTGGCCGGTAAAGCTCAGGCTCTCCTGCAGGTCGTACTCGGTGGTCGTGTTGTCGGACGCTGGCTTGAGTGCAATGGTCCGCGTGTGGAACTCGTACGCACTGTTGTATGGGTCGGTTGCCCATGTGCTGATCGACTGATTGCCTGCACTTGCCTTAAGTAAGTACGCTACAGCCGCGTGCGCGGTGTCGTTGACCCTGGCGTGCGAGAACGTGGCCAGCGACAGTTCGTCCGGCGCACCACCAGTAGCATCACGCGCCACCGACTCGGTAAGCCCCATCATGGCGACTATCATTGCACCGTCCGTAGCGGTCTCGATATCGGCACAGTCCGGGTGGCTGCCCCAGTCGCCGTTACTGAACGAGGACTGCGCGTCCGTCCAGGTACTGGAGTCTACACCGCTCCAACAGGTGAATACCGCAGCCTTCTCACTTGCTACACGGTGACCGAACTCCCACAGTGCGGGTTCGTTGTCTATGTCCGTTATGAACTTGTGGAAGTACGCAGACGTAGCGTCACGACCCAGTGTAGTCAACTGCTCGTCGTGCTTGGTCCAACCGGTGGGTATATTGTCGAACGCCAGGTCTACATCGCAGTGGATGTAGGCCAGTACTAAATGGCCGTTCTCCACATTGGCCAGGTTGGACCTGACAAACTGTATGCTGTAGTGACTGCTAGTACCACCAGGGCTGTCACTTACAGCACTGGATACAAGTGCAATAGCCAATAGGGACCTCCTAGTAGAAGATCCCCCATTGGATTTCTAGCGTGTCGTTACTGTCCAGTACCGCTACAGGACTTACCGCCGTGATCGCAAAGTGCGTGTCAGTCGAGTCGTTCGCGTCCGTTAGCGTGGTGGCCAACGCAGCCGTCGCTATCGTGTACGTAGAACCCGTGTTCTGCCAACTTGCGGTCTGGGTATAGCTACTAGCATCCGCAGTATGCGAGTACGTTGCGGTCTTACGGCTCAACCCGTCGGCCGCGATCTCCGCCCATAGGTTGGTCATGCCACTCGCAGGCGTAGTCGTGTCCTGTGTGAGCGCGATCTGCGTATACAGTGTGCCCGACGCGGTGCCGTCGTACCCGCTGCCCATCTGTAGCGCCTGTTGGTTGATACCAGTCTCGGTACGCACGTTCTCGCCTTCGGCTACTATATCCCACTTGCCCGTCTTGGCACGCTGGATTCTGGTAATTACTTTATTCATGTTCTCCTCTTATTCGCATGACCACCAGACCTTGGCAGTCACACCGCCGATGGTCGTCTTCGCTGCCAGATGTTCCGGCAACTTGAGTGGGTGTGGCCCGTCCAGCCGGAACTCAAATTCCTGGTGGCCACGGTTCGTCTCGCCTGATACTACGTGCGTAGCCGGTACACCCTCTAACGGTGACCACGGGCCGCTCGGTGCCGGGCTCGCCACCTCGAATACGTCAAGTGCCATAATCTGGCCGCCGCCCGTAAGTATCTCCACCACCGCCGTACCACTGACCGGACTGTGCTTGCCGATCCTGCTGCCACCGCCCGTCGTGAGCCCTTCGTGGAACTCGAAAACCGTAGCTCCACCAGTACCTCCAGTGGGTCTACGTGGTAGTGTGGGCCTACTGGATAGGATTTGCGGCGTAGCACCCGCTTGCGTTGGTCCCTGCCCATCTAGTTCACCTATTAGTAAAGTGACCAGTTTCTTGAATACGCCCATGTCTACCTCTCAAGGCGTGCTACTGTGATACTATGGCTCGCACCACTCGCTGTTCTGAGTATCCGTGCCCAGCGATAGCCCAGTGGCGGGTCGAATGTAGTCGCCTTACTGGTCGGGTGCGGTTGCGCGTAACTGCCGAAACTCGTCCAGCCGGACCATGCGGCCTCGGGTATGGACTCGCCCCGGAAGTGCTCGGCACTTGCGTTACTGATCTCCCAGGTCATCCAACTGGTAACGCCACTGGTAGTAAAGTGACTAACTGTCAGGTCGAATGCGAACCGGGTAGACACTACGTTACTGGTTAGTGCCGACTCAGCGACACCACTGAACGGGTCAACCCAGGTCCACGTACCTCCGTAACCTCTAGACATAACAACCTCCTCAGGTTAGGAGATCGCCACGATCTGCCAGTTAACAGTCGCTATAGTTATGTCCGTATTGGAAAAGTTACTGAACGCTATGGACACACTATGGTCGCTGGGTGCGTATGCGTGATAGTTGACGTAGTTACTCGTGTCGGTTGACCACTGACTGTGCGGTGTCGCAAATACGGCCGCGTTCTGGTCTACGTTGGTTACCAGCAGGTCCACAGTAGTCACATCGCTGGTACCCACACCGCCGACATTCACCGATTGCGTGCTGACGATGATCTTGCGGATGCCCTCGCCCGTAGACTCACGCGTGCCGTATACACTCAGCCCGCTCAGGTGGGTGAGTCCGAATCTTCCTTCTGCCATTATATCTTCTCCTGAATAGGAAGCACCGAGGCCACACTGTGACCCCGGTGCAGTTTGTTGATCCCTAAGTCCAAAGTCCTAGTCCCGAGTTGGGGTTCTAACGCTTAGGCACCACTTGTGCCATAAACTCCGCGCCATTCGCCAAAGCCGGTGGCATACGCCTGCCGGACTTTACGCTTGATGTCCTCGGTCTCGAAGTCCACCTCAGAGCCACTTTGCGGCTGGAACTTCCACAGGAAGTTGAGGTCGTGGTTATCGCCCAGGATGAACCAGGCGGTCGTACTGGTCAGGTAGTCACTGACCATAAAATCGAGTCCGAAGTCGCGGATCGCGTTGATTGTGTTGTCCGCACTGTCCGGCTTCAAGCTGGAACCAAGTAGCTCACGTGCGACCATCATCAGGTCGGCGGGTACGAGTAGCTTCTTGGGCGTTGCAATGAACGGACGGCCACGGTCGTTACGCCACTTACGGAACTGGATCACCGCGTCGTGTAGTGCGGATAGTGTAAGTGCAACGTCCGTGGACGGACGGTTGGCCTGGTTAGTGCCGCCGTCCAACCGGGTATGGGCAGTCGTACATAACTGCAGACCGTCAAAACCCGTATTGGTCGTGCCGAACGCGTTGTTGAACAGACCGAAGCCCGCCACTTCCTGGTCGTCGATCACCGCCGACTGCAGGTCGCGCTCGAACCGTTCGACTTGACCGTAAAGTTCGTTGATACGCATACGCTCGGTGATGCGGTATGCGCCGGACTTCACGTTGTAGTTGTACTCCTTGGTTACAGGTTGCAGCGGGTCGAGGTAAGTTAGTACTTCGCCCTCGTCCTGCTGTACGAGTGGCCCGAATCCGGCCAGCTTCGCGTCCGTCTCCTTAGCCTTACTCATCGTACCTACGTTGAGGCAGCTAGTGAACTGGAGTTCGCGAGGAGGCCAGGACTCATGCCAGATGTTCCGTATTCCCGGCTCTAAGAGCAGCAGGAACTGGGTACTGGTAATAGTCATTAGTTAGCCTCCATTAGCCTACCGCACCAGAGCCCATGCCCAGTGTGGTGCTGATGAGTGAGATGATGACCCACGACTTGTTCGACTCAGAGTCACGCTGTACTATGGTCGGGTCAGTCGAAGACTCAGACCGGACTAGCGCGTTAAGCGTTAAGCCGGAATTGGCGTCGCCTAACTGCCAATCGCCTGATCCGTGTGCGCTCAGTTCACTGGTATAGCCACGCGTTGCGCTCCCTGCGGAAGCAGGCGTGGCAGTAATCCAGAACCGGGTCAGCGGCTGTGCGACGATGTAAGGTACCTCGTCATTAACCGACTCGGTCGAACTGGAGAGCGCGACACCGGCAGTACGCTGGCCTGCAGCCGCCAATACGTCCGCATACGACAGCGAACTGGACGAAGCGGTGAAGTCCAGCAGGTCGCCCCTGCTGAAGGCGCTTGCGGGCTTACCGTGTCTGATCTCTAATGGGCCACCGGCATAGTAAAGTGCCATTGCTTCCTTGCTCCTATGCTTTGTGGCAGTGACCCACACACCGGATTGTGTGTGGATAGGTAGGCTCTAAGCGTACCGCAGGTACTACTCTAAATAGTACCTTACTAACTACATACTACACATTAAGGTCCCGAAAACCAAACTTCCGCTAAATCCCGTCAAGGTACCATGCCGAAACACCACTCCAATACCAGCAATACAGCAAACGCAGTGGGTAGTATTACCAGCAGTTGCGGCCAAGTGTAAGTATCTCTATCCATTACGCTATGTCGTCGTCGCTCAGGCGGATCTTACGCGACTCTTCCGTCGTCATGTCGATATGCTCCGCGCCGCCGCCTGACTCGCGGAACCGCCTGTCCTCTAAGTCCTTAGCTACTTCGTGGTCGTACCGGTCCTTGCCTACGTACGCGAGGTACGCATCGTCCTTACGGATCCTGCCGTCCGGTGTGACCGTGGCAGCGGGCGGGAAGCCCCAACCGAATTGCTCCAGGGTCTTGGACTTACGTTCGCCATCTACCTCTACCGCGTCGGTTATGACCGTGTAGCCCTTCTTCTCCCATGGCATGAAGCCGCGATAGCCCTGCGGTACCCAGCACAGGTTAGCCGGTAAGGCCACCTGCTCCTTGCCCATGGACTTAAGGATCTCGTTCATGTGCTTATGGTCACTGAACTGCGGTACGTAACTGGAGTCCCAGCCGCCTTCCGGTGGTACTGCACTCGCTTCCTGGCGTTCGCCTTCGCCTGCCTGGTAGAACTTCTCGGCTGCTGTGGTCGCTGCCTTGGGGAATATGAGTGGTACGGCCTTACGCTTCTTGGGTTGCTTAGGCATTAGGCTTCTTGGCTCCTTCGGTTAGGTCCATGGTCTTGTACTGGAACCCGTCACGGACTAGCGTGTGGTTCTCCATCTGCTTCAGGTAGTCGTCCAGTGTTATATTGGTACCGTAGTAATCGTTCCGCTTGTCCAGCGACTTCTGGATGTCACGGATCGTGAGGCCCGCATCGGCCATCATCTTCTGCCAGTGCTCGGGTATCTGCCGTACTGAGCCGTCCGCACTGGTCGGGATACTGGTACCGCCCGGTGTACTCATATCACCTTGCGGTGCGTTCTGTAAGTACTGCTGTACGCCCTGCTGGATGAAGTCGTCTACGTGCCTGCCCTTGACTATCGCTATTGCGTTCTGGTAGGTACTGGCATCCACTATGCTCGTAGCTTTCGCCTTCTCTACCTCGGCTGCGATCTCCTTGCCGTATTTGTCCCATATCTCCTGGTTCTGGCTACGGCTTATTAGTTCCAGGTTGCCTATGTTCTGAGCGTATAACTGCTGGGCTGCGCCCTCCAGGCCCTGTAGCCGCTGCTGTAGGTTCTGGGTCATGGCCTTCATGGTACGGCCCTCGATCAACGAGTCGTCATCAATACCTGCGTATGGGTCCTGCGGCGTTACGTTGGGGTTAGGCTCCTGCCTGGGCGGCTCGGGCTGCGGCATACTAGCCATAGCCGCACTGACCGCCTGCGTGATCGTGTCCTGTAGTTGCTCAGGCGTTAACTCGATCTTAGCCGGTCCAGGATCTGACCCGGTCGTACCAGCCGGTTCCGATGAAGGCGGTGTGGTCTGTGTCGGGTCCTGTGGGTTCTGCTCGTCGCTCATTGTCCTCTAATTGCTCCGTTCTGGATAGGATCTGTGGGATCAGGTTGGTAGTGTCGCGTAGGGCCTTGATGTAGCCCTGCCGCTCGCGGATATCGCCTGGGTCGGTATGGTCGAGTAATCTATCGCCGTTATATTCGGCTATGTCGCGGAGCAGGCCCATTATGACTTCGTAGGCTGCGGACGACTTGAGTTCGCGGAGTTGGTTTATTTGGAACTTAGTGAGTCCAAACGGTAACTGTGTCTTTGCGGGCTTTGCCCGTTTCCAGTTGAATATCGTCATATTTAGCCTAAGCCGAGTAAGGCTCCGAGTTGGTTGCCACCCTGCGCGAATGGGCCGGGACCGAACGGGCCGCCCAGGCTACTCTGCGGTGGCATACCCGCCTGCTGGATCGGCTGCTGGCCGTTGCCTATTGCGTTGGGTAGGTAGTTCTGCGGGTTCTGTACTTCGTATGCTTCCAGTAGACGCTTGAGTAACTCTATGTAGCCGTTATAGCTTGCCATAGTAGTACTGATTACCAGGTTCTGGTCCTGCGTCAGTTGCGTGGCTTGGATGAGGGCTGCATATGCCTGACTCATGAACTGCATGAGCCCGATCATGTTCTGCTTTTCTACTTCCTTGTTTACCTGGCTGCTGGTAGTGGCTACCTCGAAGCCCAGGCCCTGGTCGATAGTCGCCTGCGGCATACTAAGTATGCTCGCTACCTTGGCTCCGTCTACGTCGCCCAGCATCTGGGTCGCTAGCCGTGCCCACTGCGCGTCACCCGCCTGGTGCCGCTGTGCGATCATCTGGAATGTGCGCTTACCTACGTTGGCAAGTGCGCCGTCGCGCCAGTTGCCCAGGATCATGTCGAACTTCTTGTTGCCCTCGTTCAGAAGCGACAGGACCGTGGTAGCGGGCGTCCGGCTGGGCAGACCGCTTATGTTACCTGTACGTAGTTCGTTTACACTCGTCCTGGACTCGGACCACTGCTTGATTGCTTCCAGGAACTGGAACGTACTGGGGTTGATCTCGCCTAGCTTGATCTCCTGGACTTGCTCGCCCTGTGCGAGCGGGATCTGCTTACCTGGGTAGATCGGGTCGCCCGGCTGGAAGCCCATCATGCCTTCAGGTACACCGTACATCCGGGTATTACTAATCAGGTGGTTATTGATACCCGCGTTAAGTAGACGACTGGAAGCAGCCTGCGCCCACTCGTCCATTGCAGCTATGCCCTTGCCCAGTAACCCGAACGTCTTTATGTACTGCTCTACTTCGTACTGCCGCTTGCCGTGGTGCCAGTAGTTATGAGTTGCCTGTAGTATGGTCGGGTACTTCTGGTACCAGATGACTACTATGTCCTCGTCGATTCCGTCGTCGTCTACGTCGTACCGGCACTCGATACGGTAGAGTGGGATCTTGCGGTTCAACACCGGCATGTACTCGTCCAGTGTGCGGACCTTGTCCTCTACTATCTCGATCTCCTGCGTCTCGCGTGCCAGGACATTCTCCAGTTCGCGCTTGTCGTAGTTGGGCAGGAACGGCTCCTGGCCCTTACCCATAGCACGCAGTTGGTTCTCGGTCAGTAGGAACCTGTGCCCTACCCAGCGTGCAGGCGCTACCGGATCGTCCGGGTCGGTATTCCACGCGTTGGACGGCCACAGGAAATCTGCCAGTGGAATGTGGTACGTAGCAGGCTGGTCTATCGTCTGGATGGTGGGTACCACTTGGCCGGTTTCGTCGTAGGACCGTACCTTCCTACGCTCGAACTTCCAGGTGGGATGGTAGACCATAGTGCCCAGTAGTATACCGTCCGGGAACGCACGCTTGTTGACCTGCCGCATCTTAAGGTACAGCCGGTCTATTACGGTCATAAATTCCGTTATGGCATTAACGGAGTCCGTGAACTCGCCGCTAAGGTCTACTGTAGTCCACAGGTTGCGTGTAGCGTGTACCGACTGTAGCGAGTTAGCGAGTACCGGCTCGAAGTGCTCGGCAGTTAGTGGTAGTTCCTCGTTGGATGCACCGGGGAAGGGAACATCCGTAGGCCCGCGTCTGGGTGCCTCGTATTGCTCGATCCAGTTGGCCCACTTACGCTCTATCTTCTGGCGTTCGGCCAGAGCGTTATGGACTTCCATTTGCAGCCATTTCTCGAACTCGCCCTTGACCGCCGCGTTCTTCCACTTTACCGACTGGAATGCCATTATATTACCTTAGTACAGTTTATGTACTGCAAATTGAGCATCTATAATACCCACATAGTTACCGCTACCAGACGTAGACTCAAGGCCGACAGACAGTACGTCGTTAGTCACAAATGAGTCGATACCACCAAAACTGGCACTGCCCTCGTCGCCAGTCGCACCCAACTTACGGTGCCAGCCGAATGTGTGCTCGCTACTGTTCAAGTACAGGTGGCCCTTGAAGCTCGTGTTGGCTGTACCTGTGAAACTCGATTGGTGGAATACCTGATACGTGCCTGACCTGTCGATTGTTAGTGTGCCGTTCACAGTACTTACACTTACGTTCAGACTGGGTAGTTCATCGGTCATTACCGTAAGTGTGACTACGCTCTGGTCTACATTCGCAATACGGGTATCCGCATCGGCAACACACATACCGCCGTACGCGGCGTCGATATCCAGTAATACACTGTTACTACTCGCAATGCCTTGGCCGGTGGTCTCGGTACCCCAGTTGATAGCGTTCTTTACGCTGAGTCCGCTAAGGTGCGTTACACTGAAGACACCGGCTGCCATTTACCGTACGGTTGGCTTTTCCGGGCCCTTACTGCCGTCGCCTTTATGGCTTGCCGGGTTGGACGGCTTGCCGCCTGCCTTACCCGTAGGCCAGGGTTTGGACTTGATGTTTACGGTATTGCCTGCCATTATACTACCCCTGACTTGAAGTTCTGGACATCGCTCGGGTTGCCCTGTGCGCCTTCCTTGGACTCGCCGCCCATACGCTTTGCTGTCTCCTTCACGTTTACTTCGCCCTTGTACGGGTCGCCATGGAACACACCGTATTCCTTTACGCCGCTCGGCTTGGAGTCGGACTGCGCGGTACCGGACTCCCGTGGGTACTCAGACCCGCCCGTCTTCTGCGGTAAATCAGTATCGCTTGAGAATGATTGTGGTTTAGGCATTGCGCTTCTTCTTCCTCCTCTGCATGGATAGTGCGATTGCTACTGCCTGTCTCTGCGGCTTGCCTTCCTTCTTGAGCTTCCTGATCTTACGGCTTACCGCCTTCTGTTCGGCTTTCTTGTTCTGCTCTAGCCGACGTACTCCGCTTGATGCGCCACCGCCGCCATTAGACATAAGCTAGTCGGGCCACCTCGCAGTATACAGGAATATACCGACCAGGGTACTACAACAGAGCAGTACACCAACCGCTACGCCGATACCAAACGCGCCCAGAGGCGTCATTCGGGGTCCGTTTTAGGTATTAGACCCACTACCTTGCCGACTACCCAAGCCACTAATGCAACCAGAGTACCAGCGATAAACGGGTTACCTACGAATTCGCCCACCAATACGCCGAAATCGGTGCCCTCGACATAGCCGAGTACCGCCATACCAGCCGCAGTAAGTGCGCCAATACCTATACGTGCCAGTGCCTTCATGCTTAACTTCATGTGCTCTCCTAGAGTATGTTGGTGTAGTTGATTAGTATGTAGATCGCAACGGCCAGTACGACCGCCATGAACCCGAACCCCAGTATGTTGTTCGCTACTTTGCCCATTGTCAGGTATCTCCTTCTGTTGGGTTAATGTAGGGCATTGGACCCCCGGAATCCAAACTTTCTAGTTTGATGAGTGACGGCTGGACCAGACTCCGTATATTTATCTTGAAATAGCCCAGGTTAGGCTCGTATTGCGTGGCCCACCGTTCGGCGTAGTCTATGTGGTCCTGATCGTAATGACGGCGCATGGACCCGCAGTTGAAGCCCGCCTTGTCTGCGCCCTTACGCGTCCAGTACGACAGCATACTGTCCACTACCATGTCCGGTACGCGTGCGTAGTGATTAGTGAAACTGTCGTGCGGTACGAACATCATCTCGATGATCGCATTGGGCATCTCGGGCTTGGTATAACAGACGGCGTCCCAATGTAGACCGTCCGGTAGTAGTAAGAACAGTAAGAACAATAAGTTAATCATTAGACCTATCACCGTACCTCGCCTCTAGTAGCGCCCATGCGATTCTGGTTGTCGCTTCCTCGTGCATTTCCTCTAACGTCCACTCCCATAAGTGCTGCATGTCCTTACCCTTTAATGCCTGGGCAGCGAACTCCCAGACCCGCCAGGTCAGCTTATGGCACAATTCGTGAACTACGTGTTCCTCCAGATCGAATGTAGGATCGTTTAATCGCGACTGTATCCGCTGGATATTGAAGTTGACCGTATGCTCGCGGTAGCGTGGCTCTGATACCGCAGTTGCAGTTGCGCTCTGCTCGTCGAACCGTACTACCAGCTTGTGGCCGCCGGTTACTAAAGGTGCCCAATCGTCTACGTACGCCTTAATTATGCCTTCTATCGCCATACGCCCAATCTCGGAGCTTGGCGATTTCGCGTTCGTCAACTGCTTGTCGGGCGGCGTTTCGTCCTTTGTCTTGTCGGCCAATTAGTCTGCCCCATTCCTCGGTTAGGTAACTCATTGCGTCCAGTAAGTCGTCGTGCTGGCCGCGTGGGAAGTGCTCGTACTCCTGGAAGAACTCGAACATCCTGGAATGAAAGTATACGTGACCCTGCCGGAAATACGGCTCTAGTGTGCGTATCCGCATTTCCTTGGTCTTGACCGTGCCCGGATGCGATTCGTAGATCGGTAGGCCCTTGTAAGCCAATATTTGGGCGAGTGCTCGTTGGTACTGGATGGTCTCTACATAGATCCGTCTGCATTGGTATCGCTTGTGGAGTTCCTCGACCAACGCGCATAGATCATGTACACCCACTCGTTCTGCCTTGGCTTCGAGAATAATGTGTTCCCGTCCATTGAGAGACCCAGATACGATGATTCCAGTCCTATCAGCTTTCGCAGACTCTGATATGGCTGGGTCAACTGCCATGATACAATCCAGTTCCTTGACCTGCACATACCGCTGTTCTCCTTCCAGGTCCCGGTAGTATAACTGCTTGCCCGGTACGGTCCACGTGTAGTACTTATCCCTGAGCCAGTCGTCCTTGAAATCCCGCACTACGTCACTGGATGGGTTTAACATTAAGTTGGCTGCAAATAACTGCGGGTCGGCCCTGCGTACCCGGTCTATTCTGTCCATGGGCCACTTCTCGGGGAAGATACTGCGCCCGCCTTCGAGGATAGGCCGCCTGAACGTCGCCATCTCGTTCTGTACTTCCAGAATATGCTGCTGTGTGGTGCCGTCGGGGAGTTTTAGGACCCACCTGTAACGTCTTATGGGTGCGTCAGCCCCCCATAACTCCTCTGCATAGTCGTAGCAGTCACCTTGCCACCAGGGCGTACCGATCAGAGTAATAGGCGTATCGTGACCGTCGCATAGCGGCTCCAGCCTGTTCATCCACCGCTTGATCTTCATTATCTCGGTAAATGAACCCGTCCTTGCGTTCTCGGCTGCTTCGGTAGACATAATGTCGTCCAGTACCCACTCGGACATATGGATACCGGTTACGGCTCTGTCTACTCCGCAGGCAAGTACCGTAGGCTCCTTACGGGTCGTATCGCGGGTTACCTTGATCTGGTCGGCTGCCCAGATAGTGTCGTGGAAGTTCTTGGGTATGATCTCGGGGAACAGGGTCCTGATTAACTCGTTCTGCTCGAATATATCCTTGATCTCGGATAGGAAGCCCTTAGCGAGCAGCATAGTCTCGTTGGCTATACCTATCCTGTGGTTGGGGTTATTGAGTATTCTTTGTATGCTGCGGGCTTTGGTTATACAGGTGGTCTTGCCTATCTCGCGGGGTACCAGTATCCGCTGTACTCTTGCACTGTCTACCTCCGGTATGCCCGTCTTCCGCTGTGCGAACAGCAGCATAGCATAGTGGGCACTGTACGTCATGGGTATAGCGTCGTGGCCTAACGCAGTATTGAGCCACCATAAGTCCGTCTGCGCCCGCTTACGTAGACGCTTCCACTGCTCGTCGCCTTGCTTGAAGTTAAGCTCAGTTATCGTCTGAGGGATCTTCCGGCTCCGGTAAGAGTTCGTACTCCGTCTCTATGATAGGGCCTTCTTCCAGGCTGCCTATGTCCGTACCACTACCGAATTGGAGCGTGATACTCTGGCCCTCTAAGTTTACGTTTACGTCCTGCTTCTTCCAGAAGCCGATAGCCTCCAGGATCTTGAGGTCTATCTTGGCCGCTGCCTCGTACTCGTTGCCCTCGTATAAGCGGTCACGGGCAAAGATCAGGTTCTCGTACGAGTTGTACGCCTCGTCGTGCATACAGTCGGATACAATCCGCATGTCGTCGTGCTTGTACTCCTCCAATACCTTTAGTAAAGCCTTGCCCTCGTTGGAGCCCTTCTTGTGGAGGTAGGTGTCCTTGGCACAGCCGAGTTCGGCCGCGATCTCCTTGTTGGTGAGCCCGTACTTGAACTGTCTAACTATCGCGTTCTTGTATTTGAGTTTGATAGGCCGCTCGCGCCACGGTTTGCTCTCGTGTGTACGGACTTTCTCTATCCACTCGGGCGTGCCCCGCTTCTCTTCCGGCCACTCCTTCTCCTCTGTAGGCTTTTTGACTGAGCCCCGGTTCTTAGGTTCGGGTAGTTTCTTGGGCAATTACTTGAACCTCGAATTATTGGATATGAACTCGTAATGGTAGTCGTACGCCTGCTCTGAGCCCGTCTCCTTGCTGTACCGCCATATCTGCTGCAGTTCCTCTATGTTGGTGGACCGGCTGCCGAATAACGGCATTATCCGACTACTATAACCACCAGTACACGTATAGCCCGCGTTCTGGAGGGCTAAGTACGTATAGTGGCACTGCGGACATTCCCAGAGGTTGATAGGCGAACTGGAAGCAATCGACTCGCAGGTAATAGGTGGATGCGCCTCGTGGGCATAAGCCTTATACAACTCGACCCACCAGACGGAACAGGGATCAGGCATTGGTACCCAATATAACACATTTAGGCTTAAATGTCAAGAAGGGTTGACAAACGGGGTACTAATGTGTTACCTTATAGTACCCACTCGTACTGCGAGTGGTCCTACCGCAACTATTTAGTTGCTGGTCCTCAAACGGCACCGTCCTAAACCCTCCAGGGCGGTGTCGTATCTTCTCCAGCAACGTACATCCGGTCATTATGACCGGGGTTTGACTTTAAGAGCCTGATTAGTTATATTGGGTATACGATGAACGATCAAAACAGCAGTATCCCGAGATTCCTCGACGCCGTATCCCTATCACAGAC